CTAAATTCCTCAGTTGGCTGGGAATACGATACGAGGCGAACTGTCATTATAATCCTTAAAGTTTATAAGCAAGTATAGCATCTTTACGAAGTTTCCACAAGCGTTTAGTCTCCGAAAGCGGAGCAAAAGGAATTACAAGAAGCAAGCATGGATCAAACTCATGCGGGCGGCCGCTTACGGAAGTTCCAAAGTCAAACGAGCTTGCTTGCTTGTGGTGATTGTTGTGCCAGCCAGAACCCCAGTGAAAGTATCCAATGGCCCATACATTGGTGCTGGCATCTTTGTTGTCAAAGTTTTTATAACCTGCGGCAGGCACATGTCCAAACGTATTAACAAGTCCGTCGGCATGTAAGCTCATAAGTGCTCCAACTACAAAGAACCAAACAGTTGCTTGCCAACCAAATAGAAAGAAGCTCAATAACAATGTACCATAAATGATTTTATTGTAGTTTTCATGTACAAAGGTAACACGACGATCACGTAGCAAATCAACTGCATAACGGAAACTCACAGAGTTTTGATCAATGCCAAACTGCCAACCCATGTAGCTGAACCACCAGCCGTTGCCAACTGGAGTATGAATATCTTTGCCTGGTTGATCGCTTACTCGATGATGATGGCCACGATGTAGTGCCGCCCACCATAGGGGACTACCTTCGCCTACCAAGGTAGCGGCCCATAATAAGAATGGTTCAGCCCACTTATGCGGTGTCCAGCTTTTATGACTTAACCAACGATGCAGGGTCAAGTTGTTGCCAACACCATCAAGTAATACCCAGCCGCAAATGGCCAGCAACAAGTAGTGCCACGACCAACCTGTTGCAACAGTGTATGCAATCGTAGCAATTGCGGCAATATGGTATGGCAACCATATTGCAAGAATGTAAGGGATCTGGTGTGTCTTACGATACAACTCAGCTTGTTTGTTCAACCAATTTTTCATGTAGTAGCTTTATTTAAAGGGATTGCCCGGCCTCCCTGGCTTGGCGGTAATGTGTTTTCTCTGCGTAGTATATATCTTCGCAGGTTCATATCGTGCGGGTGTAGAGATCGTCCCATCAGTTCGTGGATAAAACTATAGTGGCTACGAGTATTTGCTTCAATTGTACACTCAACAAAGCTGTAGTAATTTTCGCGTACAGGCAACATGATCTTGCTGTACGCGGCTTCGCGATGAGCTGGATAGCTTACGTAAAATTCATTCATGCCTGCGGCTTCGTGTACCTTGCAAAGTTCTGCAATAATAGTTCTAAACATTGGAATAAACTTTACCCCAATACTAGGACTTAGTAACCAGCTTAGACTCCAACTTGGCATGTAATCCCAACGTTTGACGCCAACTGCGGCTTGGTAAACACCTTTACTATCAACAAGTGCATAGCACTGTCGAATGTTGTAGTTGTTAAAGGTGCTGGGCAACATAAACGCTGAAAAGAACTTTTTACGTTTTTCAGCATCGTCAATATCGTTTGAGATTTTAAAATCTGGGTACTTGTCTGGATCTGTGTTAGCATAGATATGCTCTGCAAACTCTACAAGTCCCGGCAAATGATCAAATGTCATTGGCATTAGGCTATATTGCATACTGTCTCTACTCCGTTAATTAAATTTTGTTTCAGTTGATCAATGGGCATAACATAGTTACGCTCGCTAAAGTTTAGGTTTGACTTTGAATATACATTGTATCTTACATAGTCCCATAAGTGCATGTAGTTTTCAACGCCGTGCCACTTGGGACGCTTTCTGAAGTTATAGCCCAGGTGCGAGTAAATTTTCATCTTACTGCTGGTCCAACTTAATTTGCCAGGGATGCGATCATTTACTAAATCGTCAACAGTTGGCAATTGCAAAAATGATAAAATAGATTCAGGACTATAGCTATAAAAGTTATTGAGTGCAGGAATGCCAGTTGCATCGTTAAATCTGCGCCATACTCCATCCTGATCTTCTTTCTTTAAAAATATCCATTGGTCATAATATTCGCCAGTTTCCCAATTGATACTTGTTGTCTTTTCTAATTCAATTTCGTCAATGGTGATCATTGGAGCATTGTACTGTAATGCAACTTTCATTAGTAACTGTTGATAAAAGCTGTAACTTTGATAGCGGGCACCAATTTCAAATGCTTCGCCTCCCATTACAAACTCCTCTGGGTCAACGTCAATGATACTGTACTTTAACCCCATATGATCTAACATTCGCATTGCGGGACCAATATCGTGTAAGTTCTTGTCGTTGGGAAATCTGATAGTAACAATGCGAGGGGTAATGCCAGCTGACAAGAAACTTTGTAGCGCCATTTCACTGTCTAATCCACCACTTAAAAAAATAGTCAGGTCTGGATAAGTTTTGTTTAGTATGCGAGCGGTTCTAATTAACTCTGCTTTAAAGCTCATGGGCTTGCGAACGCAGCCACCTACACTCATGGAGGTTGTTTCTAAATTGTCTCGTCGCCAGATTTGAGTACGATCATCACCGTACCAATATTTCAAATGAGAACGTTCTGTGTTTATAATCATGCTATCCCAAATTCTCTATCAATGTTATTCATGCCATCGAGTACTGCTTCAATGCTGGCAATTGGCTTTACTACTGCCCACTGTGGTGTATTAAAAACATTTAATTGACGTTCAAATGGAACGCAATCATTCCACCAGGCACTCCAAACTGGGCCCAATGCGCCAGCTTGGCCTCGTACTCGGCGTTTGATTGTAGTATAGATCCATTTGTTGTAATCATTGAATGTTAGTATCATTCCCGCATGACCGCGTTCTTTGCACCACTGCAAGTTTGATGCCAACAGGTACTTGGTAATTTCATTATGCACACGATACTTGGGTAATAACCAGCAACGATTGCCACCACTGCCAAATGCGCCCGAAAGTGAGCTTGTTTCTACTGCACTAACTCCAACGATACGTCCGCCGTCAAGCAACAGATCAATACGTCCTGTTTGTTTGGTCCAGCGTGATCGGTTTGTGACAAGATATCCTAACCCAGCAGGAAGATCATAGCCCATATTGACCATTGCTGGCAACGGATCATTTGCAATTTCTACTAGGAACTTTTGGTATAGAGATTCTATACTACTAAAGTGTTCTGCACAGGTATGAATAACTTCTAATGTCATACCTGTATGTATGACTTAATCAGGGTCGTTGTTATCCAAGCAAGCAACAAAATGAATTCTAGGTTTTAAGCTACCGTTCATTGCCGAATGTTCTTTGGTAGTATCAACCCACCACACGCCACCGTCTGCGGGTATATATCGCAATTGCGGAGGATTGGTAAAAATAAAACGAGCCTGCGGATGCGTGTCAATTGCAATATGTATGCGAGGAGTTCTATCAGTGTGAATACTGTAACATGTTCTAGGCTGGATAGTCAGTAATCTGGCGCGATACACTTTAAAAGGCAGCGTGGCAAAAAACTCCTCCCACCAGGTGCCTGCTAATTTAGGGTGCAACTTGTCCCAAATTGATTCTTCAATCCCCTCTTTAGATCCTGTACCAATGGTCCAATCAGCAGTGCCATCAGTTTGCAGGGATAACTGATCTATATATCGCTGGTGTTCTTCTTGCCATAGTAGTAGGTGCGACTCTTGTCTAAGTCGCTCTATATCTACTGTGATATTATCATAACGTTTAAATCTGTAGTCAAATCTTTGCTGGAATGTCATGTAGTGCCAATAGCCATATATCTGGTACATTTGTAGAGATTTAGTTCTCCGCTCCAGATAATGTTATTTAATCCACATGACTCAATAAAGTCTTCTAATGTTTTATGACAGTTGACATGGTCTGGAACGTCAAACATGTCGTTACCCTGCAACACTATTAAGGCCTTAGGTGGCAAGGTGTTGACCCATTTGCCATGATCTACAAAGTGTTCAACAATAGTGTCAATTACCAATGGCTTGTCATATTTTGAAATGTTTAGCGTTCTTACATCTTTACTGCTGGTTCTAAAGGAAGATGCAGTAATAGAATTTAAGTCAACTGCTGCCGCATGCACATTTTCGTCAATGTCAATATTGGTCACTGTGTCAAGCGGCTTGCCTTTCATATCTGCCAAAAACGGCAGCATACCTACCCAGCCACCTACCAACAGCACATTGGTTGTAGGGTCTGTTAGTTGTCTTTTAGGCTTGGATAAGAGTTTAAGAGTATCCAATTGCTCGATCAGCCACAACTTGCTTTTGACTTGATTGCGACTTAACGCATCTTTCCAATTCAAGTCTGGGTGCTCTTCTAGCGAATGTGCAAGCCTATTGATGTGTTTTTCACAACTTGGATAATATTTAGATAGCAATTGGCCCAACAAAACAATATCGTTGTTCTTTACTGCTGAGAACAAGGTTGTGTTTGTGCCAAACATCAATTCCAACAGGTCGAAAATTTTGATAAAATTGTCGCGAGCTTCTTCAAAGAAGCTGTATGCCTTGGCTATTGCAAAATAAGGTGTTATATTGTTATGTGTATTCTGTTCAACCCAATTATGCATGGCCCATAAGTTGCCTTCAATATACTGCGGGACACTGTTGTCTAGGTCCGGTGGTGCTGATACTTTAATAGCTGGGTTATCGTATCTGTAAATTCCGTTGATTTGTATAAAGTTGTTTAATGCTACTACCCCAGCTGTATTGTTAGAATCCCAAACGGTGTTTAGCAACGGTTGCAAGTCTACAAAGTTTTCACGACCCACTTCGAGAATCAGTCCCTCAAGTTCAGACTGGTTGCCTGTTTCCAGCCAACGATGAAGGAAGTGCAGGCTATGTCTGTAGCCAATTGCTTCGTCAACAAAGTATAATAACGATGATCGTAACTCAGTATTTTTATCCACGGAACCATCCATATAAACTTAAATTGGTACGCCACTTAACATCGTCATATGTCAATGGCTTGTCGGGGTGCAATTGAATTTGCTTTACAAACGCACTTTGTTCAGTATCAAAGTCTGGTAGTATATAATTCAATCCTTCACTAATATGTTTGCCCAGTGCCTTGCTAGCTTTAACTGGATCTGCTGATTTATGTGATTCAAAGAATTCTTTAAACCAGCCGTAATCGCGAATATTTACAAAGTCAAAGTTGTCATACTGCAACATCTTAACAGCAAGTCTTGCTCCGTATATGCTCCAAATACCATGCTCAACATCCTTGCCAACTGTCATCCATGTTAGGAGTCGTTGATAGTTTGCGGCGTGCATTATAGTGTTCCATTCGTCGAATGCCAACAAACGGCCTTGTTCCATTGATAGCTTTACACCTTCGCGGAATCCAACACGAAACGCTTGGTAAGCACTGCCATTAGTGTGTACATTGCTCCAGCATCCTGGAAGTTCTTTGTAGCGTTGAAAGTCCCAGCAGAAATCCACAGCGTCACGTTCCTCATCTGCAAGCTCGTGACTTTTCATATTAGCAAGATGTTCTGTGCTCCACATTTTCAATCCACCGTTGCCATACATGAGTCCGTTTGTGACCTGACGACCACCCCAAGTAAAGCTGACACGACCATCCATGTCATGTGGTAATTTTTGCTTAAAGAAATTTGGATCAACCTGATTATCAGCATCAACGGTAATAACATACTTGCTGGTGGCAAATTCACCAGCGGCTGCTTTATGTGCGGCATCAAATCCAACTACTCCATGCACCCGTGAAATTTTATTGTGCGGGGTAATTTTTTTTAACTTATCCCAATGTTCGTCAGCATTTGGTTCGTCGAAACTTAAAAACACCAATGGAATATTTGCAATAGTTGCTGTTTCTTTATAAAGGCTTGGTGCCTTACTTATCTTAAACATTGACATTTTTGAATTCTCCTTTCAACCATCCCCAGTCGTTGATCTTGTCAAGCATTTTTAAATCATCGCTGTGCTGTAATCCAAACTTAGACCCGGATTGTGCCCCTAATAGGCAATACTTGCCATTGCGAGCTTCCCAGCCCACAGTGGCCCAATGTAATCTTCTGCGACTGCATTGTTCAATTTCTTCCCAATAAGAATAAATGTTTGATTCGTGACTATAACGATCAGCAATCAATACACTTTGAACTCGTCGATATGTTGCACGTTTCTCTGGTGTCCAGTCTGCTTGGTCTGCAACATATTCTGTTAGCTTGTGCAATTCTTCATTTTTAGTTGCAACTGCTTTGCGCACACGGCTTTTGATCATGCTCAATGATGCAAGTTTGGCACATTCACGAAATGCTCCAATCCAAGCTGATTCAGGTGTGGCATTGAATCGTGTTTCACAACTGACTTGTTCTTTGCTGACTGTTGCGCGACCAATTGTGGTAGACAAGTCAATGCGCCATTCTTTATCTTCTAAAAACGGTGCCTGTGGAAACATCTTGATACCACCATAGCCGTACTCAAGACCATTTACTGCATTGCGGCTTGGCCAGACCAATACGCACTCTGGTTCTGGAATTCCCCAGTGTAATGTTTTGGCATCAGGTTCCCAGTGAAATTTAAAACCATCAAGCACCCAGGCATCTGCGTCTACTACATAAAAGTTTTTTGTTGTACTCAATTGGGCACAAGCACGATGTACTTCGTATATGCCTTTTACGTTATCAACACGCTTGGCTGTGGGCGCAAGTTGAAGCAAGCGTTGCCAATTGGCTTCGCTGCCTTCTTCGCCCATTGAGATGAAAAAGATATCTAACATTACTCGGCGATAAACTGTTCAACATCACTTTCTTTAATGTGCGGTGCTAAACGATGCGGGTTAAAGAAACTTGCCTTAAAGAATCTGCTACCGGCTTCGTCAAGTTCAGCAATATCTAATTTTAATTCTTGACGTAGCAGTTTACCTAACTTTACAGTTTCAGCCATAAGTGCTGTTTTGCTCCAGTTGTACTTTGACACTGGACATGTTTCTTCGTTGCCAGCAAACATTGGCATTACTGTTTCACTCCAGTACTGGTTATGCCATTCAAAGTCTGCTACCAATTTGTAGTCCCAGTCTTTACGCAGGTTAGTCAAATAGCAACCTAGTCGAGCTCCGTACATGGCCCACAATCCGTTTTGTACGTCTTGACCTGCACTCATCCAAACTAATAGTCTGCGATGATTTTTAAAGTTGTTGCGGGCAGCAATTTGGCGCCAGTCCATTGGCTTGCCATCGTGTAGTGCTAACTTAACACCTTCGCGAAAGCCTGCACGATATGCTTGATATGGGGTAGAATTGTTATACACATCTGAATAGATGTTGTTTAACTGATGGTAGTGAATGTCCCAACAAAAGTCCACTGCGCCAGCGCCGCCGTCAACAGCTTCGTGTGTACGCATTTGCTCCACTACTTTTTTGGGCCATAACTTAACACCACCATTGCCATATACTAAACCATTGATAACGTTCTTGCCGCTCCAGCTTAGTACGTCACTGCGATCAAACTTGGTTAAGTCAAGTTCCATTTCAAAGAAGTCATGGCGAACTTTGTTGTCAGCATCAATTGTGATAAAGCGTTCTGTTTCAGCTAACTTAGCCGCGGCTTTATGGCAAGCATCACTGCCATATACTCCATGGCTACGTTTGGCCCATGGGCACTTCTCTAATAAGTCTGCATAATTCTCATCTGCATTTGGTTCGTCGTAGCTGATAAACACTACGTCAAATTCTGTAATTGGGGTTTTCACTGGAGCACTCCTATATCTATGTTGTTAGCTTTATATAACAAACTTGGCGTCACATGGTCTGGCCAATTTGAAATCAATTCAAATGGATGCTCTTGTCGTAGCATTAGAGCTGGTAATTCTGCCCAGCTAACAAAGAAGTCAGGGTCGGGTTGGGATAATACTGCCACTGACAAATTGCCAGTTATTTGATCAATTGCACAACCCTTGGTGTAATGGCTTTGCACCCATAATGAGCCATTCTTAGAATATACACTAAGATGCTTTCCGGGACCTGTCCTAC